CGGCACTTCAACAGAAGAATGATGCGCTAGAGACATTTAAAAATCTTACAGGTACATCTGGTAATGCACCTACTAGTGTAGAAATCAATATTCTGGATAGAGTTATCCAAGAGTACACAAGACTATATAAAGAAAATGCTGTCGCAGAAGGATCTGGCCTTCGTTACAACGATGAATCTGTAGAAAATGCTCGTGATTTCATACGAGAAATCAATCGTGCTTTGTTTGAACAATCAAAAGTAAATGATTTTGTAACAGCTAATCCTAATGAAAAAGCATCTAAGTTCCAAGATGAGAACTTTAGAGATATTATTGATGGGCTGCAAAGGCTTAACGCAATCGGGTTTAGTTCTAACCAAGCTAATCTAATAACCAATACAATACAGAATATATACCTGCTTGATGTTAGGAATGCTAACGCTGAGTTCTTAGCTAAACGTACTATCATGGGTGCGTATGTACCATTTACTAGACGAGGTAAGTTCCAAGTTATGGTCAAGGCTGTTAATTCAGCAGGCCAAGATGTGCTTCTAGAAGAATCATATAAAAGCTCCATGCCTTATTTTCAGACACAAACAAGAGAAGAAGCTAGAGTTATACAACAAAACCTAAATGAATCTTTTGGTGATCGAACATTCAAAGTGCTTGATAAAGATGGTAACGAAGTAGATGTAAAATTTGTTTCAGACTTTGGTAAAGCAGCACAATCACAACCACTTACTGATACAGTGAACCTAGCTGAGTTTATCAATGTATTAACAAGACTTGATATTGGTATCAACCCATCTGAGCGTGAACGACTTGTCGTAGCTTTGACTGCACAAGGAGAGCGAGCAAGAAATAATCTTCAAAGATCAGGTGTAGCAGGCTGGGATACAGATGTAATTCGTAGCATATCCGAGCATCTAGAAACACAAGGTCATATGGCTGGTAAGACATACTACAGGCATCGACTAAATAAAATCATGCTTGATAATAATATGTGGAGAGGTAATCCTGCCAAGTTAAAAAGACTCGAAGAAGCTATGCTTCGTGCTGAACGAGTAGGTAATGAAGCACAGATTAAAACTGCAAGGCAAGAATATGATGACTATGCGTTCAAGTATAAATACAGTGCTGATGTACGAGATGGTAGAACTGTAAATATATACAGAGGTGAAGGCGCACAGAGAAAAGTTGTAAAAGAAGCAACACTAGGTAGAGGTGAAGAATATAAAGAAGAAGCTAAATCGACCCTTACATGGTTTAGTGATGCAGCTAATATTGATTCTTCTACTGAGGACATATTGTCTGGCGAAGTAGGATCTAGGCTAAAACTTATAGCTGTTCTGTTCCAACTCGGCGGATCTGTAGCTACATCTGCAATCAACGCAGTATCTATGGTATCTCACTCTGTTCCTTATCTAGCTACATATAATCCAAAGCGTGGTTATGGTGGAGGGTTTGGTTTCAGTGCCTCTGCTGCAGCTATGGTTCGTGCTGCAAAGAATATGAAGAATGGTAAACTCGCTGAGTTTGCTTACGTAAACGAAGTAGCATCTAGTCAAGAGTTACAAGATAAACATGGTTTAAGTGAAGATGAAGCCATAGCCTTACGAGAAGCTACAGCTGAAGGTGTGCTTCAAGCAGCTCAGTTTAATGCTTTAGTTGGTACAGCAAGAGGTGGTGTAAACAGTAATAAGACAGCAGCAGCAATTAAAGGCTGGATGTATATGTTCTCATATACTGAACAGATGAACCGTAGAACTACATACTTAGCTGCGTATAGATTGGAAAGAGATAGGCAAATAGCAGCAGGTGCTAGTATTGCTGACGCACAAGAACGTGCACAAGAGTTTGGACGTAAAGCTGTAAACACATCTCAGGGTGAATACGCTATGTATAACAGACCTGAAATGGCTAGAGGTAACTTCCTTCAATACATCTTTATGTATAAACAGTTTGTTATCATCAGTGTAGAGCTGTTAAGGGGTATGAACTATAAAGGAAGATTATATTTCTTAGGTTTACTCCTATTGCTATCTGGTGTGAAAGGTATTCCGTTTGCTGATGACTTTATGGACTTAGTTGATACTCTCGCTCAAAAGTTTGGTATCAAGATGGCTAGTATAGAAAAAGAAATGATGCAACTTAGCGATGCTTTAGTCCCCGGTTCTTCTCCGTATGTAATGCGTGGTATTTTGGATAGAGCTTTCGGTGGTACAATATCCACAAGACTTGGATTCGGTGACCTTATACCTCTAACTGGTGTGTTCAAAGCAGGCGCTGATCCTTGGCGTGAAGCAGAGAACTTTGTAGGGCCAGTGTATAATGGTATTCAGGGTGCTATCATGACTTCAGGTGCACTTGTAAAGTATGGTGCAGAAGCTATAGGGTTGAAAGATGATACAACTAGGTTTGTAGATATTCTTCGTGACTCACCAATATCTGCTGTTAGAGGTGTAGCAGATGGGTTTACTTACCTAAGCGATGGTAGAATTACAAATGCAAAAGGTAATGTAATATCTAATGATGTCCCACTGCACGTTGCTCTTGTAAGAATGATGGGCTTCTATCCTTCTATTGCGACGGTGTCTAATGACATAGTTCGTATAAATAAGTTTGCAGATGCTTACGTTAAATCAATGAAGATGAACTACACACAAGCGTATGTAAAGGCTAGACTTAACAATGATATAGCAGAAGCTAACAGAATTGTTCAGATGGTTAATGAACATAACCGAGAGCATAGAGGAACAGAGTTTGAGTTTAGGAATTTTATAAGGTCTGCTAATAAATCTCTTAATATGGCTAAGCGACCAACTGTACTTAGATACAGAAAGACTGCACCTAAAAATATGAGGGGTGAGATTGACGAGATGATGCAGATTCTAGGCTTAGACCCTAACGATCTTTAGTGTCTGCTCTATAGAAACAGTGGTTATCTATACAGGTAGTCCTAGTAAATTTATTTGCCCACACAGGATTGACATATGTGGCGTGATAATGCGTAGCTCCATCAGTTATATCGTATGACATATGACTATCTAAGATTATAAACGATAGGGCTTCTGCTCTCATATATGCTAGGTGTTCATATACCCTTTCAGGTTTACCATCACAGTAAAAACTAAACTGACATTTATCCCTTTTCATCTGGCCAGTGTTATACCTCACACCCTCTGTAACAACTTCACACACGTTGTCAGGGAATCTAGGATCTTCTACTCTGTTGAGGATTACATGACCCACTGCGATCTGAGCCGCTGTAGACTCAGACCTAGCTTCGAAATATATAGCGTGAGCCATACAAATCAGAGCAGTGGCTGTCTCAAGTATCATTCTTTACGACTTGTAACTGTCCATACGCAAGATCATCAGCCGCTACATCTGCATTTTCTAGCAGGCTTTGAAATCTAGGGTGAGTTAGGTTAAACCCAATCACATACGTCTGTGCCAGTTTGGTTGGTGTATCCTTACCAAGAGATGCTTTTTCTGACTTAGGTGTAGCCAGTGCACTCTCCTCAGTAAGTTCCTGTTTGAATGTCTTGTAGTCAGCTCCGCGTACAGACAACCATTTACGGAAGTGAGTACGGTCAACCATCATTGTACCTTTATCAAACGGATCAACCGCAGATTTACGGAACACATCAAGACGAACTCTTATATCGCTTCTAGGCATACGACCAAAATCAGGTTGTGGTTTCTGCCCTACTGTGTGCATTACAGTTACCTGTGCATCAGCGCAGTCAGCCATATACTCTGCAAGTAAATCAAATGAATCTACTTGGTTTTCTTGTACTGTTCTACGGATAGCACCGATCTGAGATAACACCCACTCGGTAGCTTTGCGGTGGTCAAACTTAATCATGCCCCAGTCGTTAGCAAGTTGCATGGCTAGGTCTGCTAAGATTATAGATTGTTCCCAGTATCTTTCTTCACCTGAGAACTTAGCCTTGTATCTTTTACGGAATGAGTTCGACGCTTCAGCAATACTAGCTTGTATTCCCTCCTCGCCCATTTCGAGCAGTCGTTTGATATAAGACCTGCCAACATATCCATAGTTGGTATGTATTGCTTCGTAAATCTTCCTACCAATCTCAGAGTTTCTAGTAAACATAGCGGCAGGTGGCACTGTCAGTTCTAGTAATCTAGCCATCTGTGCGTCTGTATCTAGGCCGGACGCTATCAGCTTACTTTGTAGAGACTTGTTGGTAGATACTATGACAGGTGTTGCCCATGTCTTTGCATCACGTTCTTCAGCATTACGATTGAGTCTAGCTTTATCTCTACCCTGTGATACCCAATAACAGAAGTCACCGACTTCCTTATCGTTCATCATAGTTACTTCGTCTATTGTAAGTGGTAGGTTTGCGTATGTACCTAATCTAGTAAACAAACTATTCTGTGTATACTTAGCCGCAAAATGTAGCTTGTCAGGATTACCATATATAGATTGCGCCCAGTATTGTGCCAGTGTTTTACCACCACCAGTTGGCCCATATAGAGATACAGTAAGTCCTTTAAGTCCTGTAAAGTTATACAGTGGTGCTGAAAATCCTACACCAAGTACGAACATGTGAGCATATAGCCCACCTTTCTCAAGCACATTAGTTAGTGCTGTCCACTGTTCTATATCACCCTTAGGATTATATAGTTCTGAACCTTGTCTGTTTACTACAGATGCAAGGTTAATCTGTTCTTCTGTTGCTACACCTTTATCATCTTTTCTGATAAGAGTGTTACCTAAGACAAATGCCGTATTCTTTTCTTTCCAACCCATAGTCGAGTAGAGGTTAGTCATCTTACGGATTTGCCTCAACTCATCCATGTATGTTCTTAACATAAGTTGAAAATACTCCGTTTGTCTTTTGTTATATAATACAATCCCTTGATCTGCTATAGCTGTTGCAAATTCACGATTGCCATCAGTAAGGTATGCTTGCCTTAGAACCAGTTCTTGCCAACCCATATGGGGTCTATTCCAATGGTATCTAACTGTCTCATACCCTAGCGATTCATCCATTCCATAACCCACAGGATAAATATCAAACTTACACACATCAACGTCAGTATCATCTATTGTCACCTTTATGCCATCTTTAGTTCTCTTAAATGGTTTAGGTATTGGTACTGTGTTTGCAACCTTATCAGGTGCTTCAGTGGGTACGTCTATCTCTTGGTATTGTACACCAAGTCTTGCAGGTGATCCGATCTTGCCTTTGTACTTACAACCTCGGCATCCGTTCGGTCTGTCTATTTCAAACTTCGCACATGTTGCCGGGCCACTCGCAGACTCTTTCCAGTGAGTAAGTTTCTGTAAGGTAGCATGTTCATCAAACTTAGGATGGCCTTTGCTCCACTCTAATGCTGTCTTGTCAGGGTCAGTACAGAAAGCGGCTACACCTATAAGATCATACCATAGTGGCTCATCAACTTCGTCTTGGTGGTTGATAGCCCATTCAATCTGTTTACACTTACTTGCTACTACTGAACCCACAGCAGGTGGGAAGTCTTGTTTAACTGCTAAGTTTTGTAACAACGAGTTTTCACGAGTGTGACCTTCAGCAGCTGCAGGCGCTGCTCGGAAGTAATAAGATAAACTTTGCGTGAGAGCTGAACTTTCTACAGGCTCAGCATCCACCAACAACTTTACTGTGTTACCATTCTTCGGATTACGTGTGCCGACTGGTCTTAATACTAATGCACTGTTAGCTGTTAGCCCTGCATCAATATGAAACTCTTTTGCTATAGCCGCTTGCTTCATAGCTTCGGCTAAAGGTTTCCAATCTTCGGGTGCTAGTTCTTCTTTGAGAACCCAGTATACATGTAAGCCATTACCCGAATGAATCACCATAGGCTTTGGTAAGCCCATGTCACTTACAAATTTACCTAACTCTACTAGTCCTTCTTTCCATGACGGAAAGGGTTTACCTTCACCACAGTCTACATCTATGGCTATTAATTTTGTGGCTCTGACGTTATCTTGCCGTCTATTGCCTTTTTGTTTGTATGCAGAGATAGCAAAATAAGTATTATTATTTGTCTTATCTAATCTCTCACATACAGTTGCGAGTTCATCTACCGTCTTGAAGAAACCTTGTCTTCTACCATCAGTGTTAATCACTGTGGTTACATAGTATCCTTCACTCGGCAGGACTCGCTGAAGAAACTCCAACGTATTCATCTTGCCCTACCTTCTTAAACTGGTGGGGATAAGTCTCCCTATCCCCTTCTCCAGTTTACTCGTTTTTGTTATAAATCTCAAGAAGCCTTTCAAATCGCATCTTCTGTTCCAATGCAATAACCTCAGGTTGAGGCCATCCATCGTTTAGAATTGACAGCAATTTGCGTAGAATATCCCTGACTTTATCTTCGTTCTTCTTACGGACAGGCTTACCTTTTACCCATCCGTAATAAGTCATACGAGACACACCGAGTAACTCTGCCATATTGCCAGTGGTTAACAGCATATGTTTCCTCAGGGCTTCCACCTTCTTGAAGTCAAGAGGGGGTGTCTTAGTCATCCTTTACATCCCCTACCAATTTTGCAATCTCAGCCGCAAGGTCATCTGCTTCGCTTGTTACAGCAGGTGCAGGCTTGGGTTCTTCGACTACTTTCGGTTTCGGGGCAGGTGCAGGTGCTTCAACTACTGGCTCCTCTTTGACTACTTCCTCAACGACGGGGGCCATAGTGACAGGCTCACTTGTCTCAACTTGTTCTGACACAGTAAACCCTGCTTCTTCGCCGAACCCAAACTTGCCTGCGCCTTGTGCGCCTTCAACATATTGGATTACTTGCACTGCTCTTAGTCTAAGAGATACACCTACACCAACAGCAGGTGAATCATAGAATGCACATGAACCGTTTACCTTCAGTACAGATCCGCCATAGATGTTTGAGTTGGTCATCATATTACCCTTACTGTCAAACACAGCAGGTTTATATGCGGCCTTAGACTTAAACTTAATAACCACGTTGCCAGTTGGCTCACCAGTTTCTTCATCTAGTTCATCGTGGTATGGAACAGGTGCTTGCTTAATATTTTTATTAGGCTTCTGCTCCTTCAATGCTTTGATACCATTAAGTATCTCACTGTTAATCAATTCGATAACAGGCTTAGCATCTTCTTTTGGTAAGCAAAGATTAACTTTGTAGTGTCCTTGCTCATCAAATTTAGTATCAGGCGCACTAATATAAGGATAGTAGGCAACGCCTTTCTCAGTTGTAAAAGTTTTATTCATTGTTTGAACCTCCTAGTTCATCGTTAGTTGTGAATCCTGCTTCTTCTGTAAAACCAAAATCAGAAGCAACAGGTGTTTTAATGCTTGCTACAGCAAGTTCTCCGGTGATTACCCTTACCTCGTCCGACCCCAATAGCTTATCGACATTGGCTTGTGCCTTACTGTCATTAAAGCCACCAAAGGAAAACTTTAGTTTTGGGAATGATACAGTCTCATCAAAAGCTATAGTGGTAACAGCTATGTCAGGTGCTATACCCCTAGTCATCAAAGTCTTTTGATATGCGTTGAGACTGCTTAGAGATGCAGGTGTTACTTGAAGCAGAAAGATTTCACCGTCAGTCTTATCTGCTATTACTAGTGCCAAACGTTTCTGATCAGCACATGCTTTCACCTTATGCCCTTGTGGTGTTACCCTAGAACCCCATGCGTTCTGCGGACAGGTAACGCACATATCATTCTGTGGTAGACCACTGTTCTCATGTGGTTTGATACCATCAAGAGAGAAGCAATCGGGTGTAGATGATTCCCTATCGGGTGACCAATCGGACTCATACCACACCTTTGATAGCTTCGGATTTGCACCAACAATAACCACGTTGAGATTTGTTGTGGTTAGTTGAGCATCGCCCGCTTCAGTGACAATATGAAAACGAGAGTCTTTAATAGATAGTTTAGAACCTATCATTCTTCGTCTGCTTTATTCACTGGTTTACGGACATTCACATCAATACGTGTACCGTAGTTCACGCCTGATGGTACTGTTTTGTGTTCGTCAATATAGTCACGAACAGCCTTCTTACTAACTCGCTTCTCTAGCATATCGAACGCATCTTTTTCCTTGATAAATCCAAGGACTGCATCCCAGTCTGCTACTTGAGCAAAGTCAGTAGTTGTTAGAAAGGCTGTACCATTGGCTGTCTTAAATGACTTAACACCATCAGTATCAGCTTTCTCTTTTATCCAACCCTCTAACTTAGCCATAGCTTCCTTGATACCCTTCACCTTTTCTTTGGCTTCGGATTCAATGGACTCTTTGGTATTCCTAAGTTCAAGATACTTGGATATAACTTTGTCAACACTTACTGTCATATCATCACCTCGATTCGTTTTGTATAAGATCCAACAGAAGACCTTGTAGTTTTTGTTTATTTTTGAGTCGTTCATACATTCTATATTCAAGGTCAGTAGCCTCTATATGGACTATGTTCGACACATGTTTTTTACCTATCCTCTCTATTCTACCATTCGCCTGAACATATTGTTCGTTGCTTGTTACTGGCCCATACCAGACAACCGTAGATGCGGCTGTCAAAGTTAGCCCATGAGCCATAGTCGCAGGGTGAGCGATCAGAACATGAGGTTCTTTAGTGTGCTGAAAGTTGTGAAATATCTCGTTACGTTTTGTAGCTGATACTTCTCCGTTGACAACGCCAACACTCCAATGTTGAGAAAGTTCTTTCTCTAACATCCGTAGCGTACCTGTCAGTGGTACGAAAACTATTACCTTATTACCTACTTCCTCTATCACCTCCTTCACAAGATTAACTCTTGGTTTACAGTCGAGTTCTATATGACGACCATCATCGCCATAGACTACACCACATGCTATCTGAACAAGTTTCTGCATCTTTACAGCTTCGTTCACAGCAGTGATTGTGCCTTCCTCAGCCATCTCTGTAACAAAGTGGCGTAGCATTTTTTGGTAATGTTGTTTCTGTTCAGTGGTTAGTTCCACCTTTCTTGTTTGGAAAACTGTATCGGGTAGGTCAAAGCATTCATCTCTTGTATATCTTACAGCAGGATGGAGCATATGCTTTACAACTTCTATTGATTCGGGTCTTGGTATCCACTTCCATTGCCCAACCTTCATCATCACGGACTCACGGAAAGCAGTATATGTTTGTTTAAGATGTGTGCTTTCTACTAGCTTTGCTAATGCCCATGCGTCTGTTGGTGCGTTAGGGGTAGGTGTACCTGTCATCAACCACAAACGTGTTTCTGTGTTCTTGGCTAAGAACTTCCTGATCACTTTGTATCTGTTTGTGGATGGGTTACGAAACACAGCGGCTTCATCAACAATAACTAAGTCAAACCTTCCTTGTGCTTCTTCGGATATAATATTGAAACCATCGTGATTGATTATGTAAAAGTCACACTCGGTTTGAAGTAGCTTCTTTCTTCGTGCGCTTGTGCCATGTAAAGTAACTGATTGTCTGTGGGGAAAATTCATAAAGATACTGTCACCCCATACTCGTTCAAGGGTAGACAGTGGGGATATAATAAGGACTCGCTTTACCTCACCTATGTTCATTAGGTAGTCAGCCGCCCATAGAGCAGATTGTGTTTTACCAGTACCAATCTCATTAAGTACCAGTGCCTTTCTATTCATAGTAAGAAAAGCAGATGTCATCTTTTGATGTTCGTATGGTTCAAACCTACCTGCCCATTCATAGTAGTGCAGTATAGGTGCAGGTGCTTTGATACCTAGGTTACGTAGTACCTTGACTTCATCATTACGGTGGGGCGTGACAACAAGTTCTGCTCCGTTGTACGACATCACCCGCGCTGTCGGAATAGTTTCCAACACCTTGTTTGGATGTGTCAAGTTTAAGGCTAATGCCTTTGCTTGTTCAACGACTAGCATTTATATATGTCCTCACTTCTTCTATTGTCTCATCATCAAATACAACAAAACATTTACCACCTGCGTCTTCGATCTGTTTCATACAGCTTAGCTGTAAGGCAGTGGGTTTCTTTGTCCTATCTGCCTTACACTCTATTCCTACAAACCTACCATCAACGATGGCAACTCTGTCGGGAATCCCTGCTCTACCAAATGGCCCTGCTTGTGGGCTGTAATACCATATGTTTTCAGACTTTAACATCTTGTCAAGTTTACGTTTTATTTTACCTTCCGGTGTACTAGACATAATATAATTATCTTTACAGTATTGTCAAGTTATATTCTAGCAAATTCACAAATATTTTTTGCAGGACACCAGTTGCATAACCCACTAGGTCTAGCAGGCCAGTTGTTATGTTCGTGTGATTCTTGTATTCTTCCAATCCTTGCAAGCAAATCAGCCCATAACAAATTAGTTTGACTTTGTTTGAATGTCTCAGAGTCTAAAGACATATCTTTAAGCCATACGAATGTTGATTGTACTTTTGTAATTTGTGGGAAATGTTTGAATACTTGCAGGGCGAACATCTGTAACTGTGTAAAGTCGGGTCTTCGCTTACCTGTCTTCCAATCCATAACGATTGCCTTATCATCAACTATAATCAATACGTCTAAGATAGATCTCAACCAAGCGTCCTTCGCCCACCAACCTGTTGGTGTAAGGTTTTCATTTAGGCACAGCTGTTTCTCTGCATACAACTCTCCCTCTCCGACCATGTTTTCTATTGATTTACATAAGGCTTCGTATGATTCTGTTTCTTTGGATAGTGGTTTAGCTTTGACCAGTCTATGTTCAAGGTCTTCATGCACTCGCTCACCATACCTTGTAGCATCACTACCTGTGTCTTTAACTTCTTTAGCTATACGTTGGTGGTAATATCGCTTCGGGCAGTTCTCATACATCTTAATAGATGAGAATGAATGTGATAATGTCATCGAACCTCCATAGCAATATGATGCGTAGGCGGTATACACCCACGCATATATAAACAATACATTAACTTGACATCCTTTTCAACACATCATGTTTGAGAGTTTCAACAAACCCTACAAGTTTTAGTGTGTCATCAATCTTAGTCGAGTACCTAACGTATTGACCTTTTATTTTTAACAGAACAACTACATCCCCTACATCTTCATCGTTAGCTTCTGTAATTTCTTCTGTTAGTTCCTTGATAACTTTCAAGGCACTTTCTTTCTTACTCATTTTGCGTCTCCATAATTATAGCCTACGCCCGACTCGCAAGCGACTGGCAAATCTTTTGCCCAGCTGGGGGGTGTAGACATTCTTCTCTCAACAAGTTGTCGTGCGTGTGTCTCATCTGCTGCCGGGGCACATATGATTACCTCGTCATGTACTTGAAAGACTACATGATAAGACTGACCAATAGATGCCATCTGTTCTGATACAACTATACGAGCCAACGCTTGAACAACGTTCTCTGTTACCTTGCCCCCATAGATACGAGTCCAATCAATAGCAACTTGCTCGCCAGTCATCACTCGCTTGTGTGCTAACTTACGGAAAGTTCTAGCGTCATTGATATACTCATATCCATCTGAGCCATTACGCAATGCAGGATATATAATGCGTAGTTTATTGGGTAAGATAATCCCCTTACTATCATAGTGTACTAAGTCTGATATTTGACCCGACCTACCTGCCACTATCTCTGATAGAGCATGACCACATCTTCTCCATAGTGATGCGATCTTGTGGTTCTTCTGCCTATATAAATTGACAATCCTCTGAGCTTCATACTCATCGACATCAACAGATATACCACCTTGTCCTAGAGCAAGTGTTGCTCTAAACTTCTTTGCACCCATGCCATAACCTAAACCAAGGATACAAGTCTTACCTACAAATCGTTCAACCTTGTCATCCTTCGTCACTTTCTTGCCATAAACTTCACTGGCAAACTCACTATATACATCACGACCTTGCCTAAATGATTCAACCAAATCATCTTGACCTGCAATGTAAGCAACCATTCTTGCTTCTATCTGTGACGAATCACAAGCAATCAACACATGGTCTTCGGGTACGGATAGTGACTTACGGATAGCACCATTCCTAGGTAGGTTCTGTAAGTTCAGCTTATCGCCACCACTAAACCTGCCTGTGTGCGCTCCATAATAATTAAGCATGATGGGCAAGCGACCTCGCTCAGCCACTTTTATTAAGTTCTCTGTCCGAGTCTCCTCAATCGTGGACTTCGTGCCAAGTCTTGCCGCCACCAGATTCTGGACTTTAGGACTAGGATGCTCCAACAAGTTGGTGAATGCTTTGTCTGTCTTAGCAAACGCATACGTTTCCTTACCTGTACGCAAGCTAGTTTTCATTGGGGGTTCGACACCGACTGTCTGCAATAGCTTTGCGAATATCTGATTAGACATCAAAGCCTTTTTGACTTTCTCCTGACTCAATCCTTTGAGCGACAAATCATCAATAAGTTTCTGTTTGTCTGCCTTTACTTTCTCGAGATGCTGAGTCAACACATCGGTATCTAATATAATAGTAGGCTCTGTATACATCCGTAGTGTTTGGTCAATGACCATTAACTCGGACGCAGGAAAGTTCTCTGCCTTTAGTTTTTGGAATAGTTTATAAGTGAGGTCTACATCATTAACACAGTAGCTAGCATACTTATCTAGTTCTTCGGGTGTGAAGTCCTTACGTCTTTTACCTAACGCATTGATTACTTCATCACCTTTTGCACCTAGTTTGTAGTGGTGTACTAATGCTTTTAATGAGCCACCTACTGTTGAGTTATGAAAGGGTCTTGCCATAGATAATGTGTCAAGCCAAAACCTCGGCTTAATATTATATAGCCATGACAAGATAGCCCCATCAAACACGCAGTTGTGAGCAAGTATCGCCTTGTCGGAATAGTCCAACGAGTTAAGAAACTTGCCCACATTATTACCACTATACCAATCAGTAGGGTGGTCATTAACTTTGATACCTACACCAATAACCTCAAACCTGCCGTCACGAACATAGGCTTCAGTTGTCATCTTAGACAATGAATACTCTCTGTCGTAATATGTTTCGAAATCAATGGTGACTATATCCATAACTACTCCCTGTCTTCCGACATTTCTGCTGCAAGTGCAGAGTACCCACATGTGTCAACATAGTTGTCTATGTGTGATGGGTTCTCATGGATCCTTGCAATCTTCAGCAGGGCTAGCATGATAGGAACATCTCTAGGTTTTATAAAATCAATCAAACCTAAATGAGTATTCCAATACTGTGCTGTCATGGTAGCATTGTTAAGAAAACTTCCGTGGTCTTGTTGTCTAGCTTTACTAACCATGTCATCAGCTGTCATCAGTACACTAGTTCTATTGACCAGTGCCTTCCGTTGTTTGTCTCTAGCTTCTTTCTCAAAGACTTCCTTTGGTGTTCCAACCTT